CAGTGAATGGAACGGACAACTCTTGAACTGAGCCGGGCTGGCGCATACGCACGATTGCGCCAATCTCGTTGTTTAGAACGTCGTCAATATTAACTGCGCCTTCAACGATGCCAAGGCGAGGGTTGTTTGTCATCGCCACGTTATCAAGGATGGAGCGCAGCACAGATGTGGCGGCGTCTTGGTCATCCATAACAATCTCGGCCAGTGAGCGGCCATAGAATGTGTGTGGCTCTGGGTCGATTTCAAATTTGGCAAACGGCAACTCATCGCATGGCTCAACATCCAGCAACTCATAGGCAGTGCCACCGCATGTGAGCTTGTGCAGAATTGGCACGCCAGTTCCGTCAGCATCAATGCGCATATATGCTTCCGTCACAGTGACGTTGCGCATTGCCGGGTCTTGCTCATCATCGTCAGAGGTATCCATGTCATAGCCACGGCGCTCATACACCTCTGCCTCTGTCATTTCTGAGCCACTCTCCAAGCTATCTAGCTTGAGAACAACGTCAGGATCGTAGCCCATCGCAATCAAATCGCCAGCGCGCATGTCTGTGCGGTGCGCAACTATATACGCATCGTCAAAGCTGCGTGCATCACGGTTGATGAAGAACTCTTCCGGCGGGACGCTCTCAATGCACAGCTCACCCATTTCCTTCTGGCGGCTTAGCTTTACGCTATGCACGGGCAGCTCAATCTCCATGCCCATCTGATCCATCGAGATTACCATCTCAACGCTATGCTCAAGCACAGTTACGTTGTCATCATCCACCAGATATGTGTACTCATCGTCGGATAGGTCGGTGAATGTGAAAATCTCGGCCTCTGGATATGTCATCCAGTATGCCTTCACGATGCCTTGCTTTTTGACCAGCGCATCTTGGAAGGCGTCATTGATGACGCGGTATCCGTTCAGCCGGGTAAACTCGTGGTGCATAAACTCAGTGGCCTGCTCGGCCATCGCCACGTCCTCTGGGCCACGCGGCACAAATTCAACGGGCTTAGCTGTGCTGAGGAATATGCGCATCAGGCTTGGCTTCACGGAACGTACAGTATCCCGTACTTTTGTGGCTACAACCTTGCTGCGTCCATCCTCATAGCCGAGGTCAACCTCGCCGTCATAGTAGCGCTGAGCCTTGATCCGGTCATCGCTGATCTCGCTTTCAATGAAGTCCACTGCACTTGAGATTGCGTCCTGAACAATGGCCTCAATTTCGCTGCGTGATTTTGGTTTAAGTTCCATGTGCCGCTGCCCTCTATTCGTTTGTGATTGCTGGCGTGGATGCCATCAAGCCAACCTGTGTCAACATGTCTGTAAGCCTTTGCAGCTTTGTTTTGTCTTGCAGGCGTGAAGCCTCACCCAACAGCTGGCGGACCACTGCATCGCGTTCTGCGCCTTGCAACGTAAGTATCTCGCCAACTTCACGCCGGATGTCACCAGTGCCGTACATGATTTCATCCATGATCTTGTTGACTGGGGCCGCTATGGCAGTCTTAACACGCTGACCAACGCTCGGCGCATTAAAACTCTCAGGGTCGCGAAGGTCACGCAATGCAGCCTGCGCCTCTGTGCGGAACCCGGTCTGCGATCCGGCCAACACGTCCGATGATGTTTTTGCGAACTCTTTTTCAGCCAGCAAGCGCTGAGTAATGGCCGCTGCGCTTTCGTCGCCAACAAGCATTCTCAGCTTCTCAGCGTTCCAGCTCTTGCCAAACTCACCCCAAGCGGCGGCGGCATCGTTGCGTGATGTCCCCATAAGTGAGCCAATGTAATCCCGTGCGCCCTTCTGGAAGGCTGCGCGTTCCATGTCAGACATGCCGGCGAGTTTCGCCTCAAGTTCACGGGGAGAGAGTGCAGAGGTCTTTCCGCCAGTAAACACCTTTTCGCCGTCCTCAACGGCTCGCTGAATTGCGGAAGCCTCTGAGTAGCCTGATCGAGCCGCTGCGTAACTTGGCAGCTCGTCCAGCTTGTCGTCAATTTTGTGCAAGAATGGCTTGAGATTTACAGCAACGCTGCCACCCTCTCTGAATATTACGTCGCTCAGAGCTGACCGGACGTTGTGCAGCTTTTCAGCGCTAACGTCACCTTTTGTGCCTAAGTCTTTTAGCACAGCATTCATTTGAGAACGAACTGATCGGGAAGCATCTTTGCCATACAGGACCAATGCGCTGCGCAGTGTGTTTACGTCAAACATCTTATCGCTTTGAGTGGCAGCCTCATACATTGGGCCAAGCACGCCAGACTTGCGCTCTTTCTGAGCCAGAGTTTCCTGAAAGCCAACATTGGGTTGGTCAATACGCTGCGTCATCACATCCTCAACGCGCTGACCTGCGCCCGCGCCGCGCGCGCCTATCTCACGGGTCAAAACCTCTTGACCCTGACCGGGTATGGTTGCCAAACCTTGAGCCATCGTGCGGGGGCGGCCCGGTATGTCGGCCAGCATAGCTTCCGGCCCAAGGCTGCTGAGGTATGACTGAATGTCTTGACCAGTTGCTTGTGGGCCAGAAAGCTGGCCAGCCACCCTGCGTGATGCAGCGCCGCTGTAACCGCCAACACCGCGACGGGTTAAGTCTTGCGCGCCGCGTGTTACTGCGCCAGCTACTCGGCCAGCGACGGGCGAAGCCATGCCGATTGTGCCGCCGACCGCAGTGGTCAACGGATCAACTTCTGCCATTCTTTCTGTAAATCCACCTTCGCCGCGACCAAACTGGGGCAAAGCGCTGGCTGTTGCGCCTACGCCGCCGGACGTAGCTATCTGGCCCAAAACTGGCAATTTTGATCCAGCCTTAAACGCTACGCCGCCCGGAGCGACCATGCCTGTAACCGCTCCAGCGGTCTGCCCGCTGGCATATTGCTCCGGCGCAAGAAGCTGCAATGCTTCGTCAATCTGGCGTTGAAGGTCGCGATACTTCGCGTAAGCCGCCTTTGCGCCCTCCATGTCTCGCTTCATTACCAGCTCGTTGGCAAAGTTATAAGCGCCGCGAGCTTCGTCATTTAGGTTCATTAAAGCGCCAGCTGTAAAGCCGCCGTATGTGGCGCGAGTTTCAAGCTCGGCTTGCTTGGCTGGCTTCCGCTTTTCTCGGGCGCGATCTAAGGCGGCCTGCTCATTCGCTGTGATTGTACCGTCAGCCTCTAGTTTCTCCAAAACCTTGATGGCTTGAAGAATTTGTGAGGACTCCGCCGATGTCATTGTCTCTGCCATGATTGGCTCCTTATCCGCCCAGAATGTCTAAAGCATCTTGGCGAGTTAAGCCGCCAGTGGGTGCTGGCCCAGTTGAGGCTTTGAAAGCTGCAAACGGGTCTGGGCGGCTATTCAGCTGCTCAAATGCTTCCGCCTGCGTAATTTCCTTTTTACGCAAGCGCTGCACAATTCTGCCGCCCTCAGCATCATACTCGGCAAGCCCACGCATAGTGTTGATGATAATTTGGTTGCCGCCGGGTGAGTTTATTATGCGAGGCAAAGATTGTTTGAACAACTCTAAGTCTGCGTCGGACATTGGGCCAGACCCCGGTGGGCGTTGCGCAGGCACAAGAGCGTTTATTAGCGCTGACGCCGCTTGGATGTCATCAAGACCATCAGTCTGGATGCCGAAATTACCTGCGAATTGCTGAATACTCGCGCCCATGCCGCTGTCAATGTTGCTTAGCAATGCCTCAAGGCGACCAATTTGCGCAAGGCTTCTGGAGGCCGTTGCGCCAACGCCAGCAACATCGGCCAATGCCTTTGCGTCAAGCTCTGCAAACTTTTCTTCAAACTTTTTCTCGCCCGAGCCAATAACATTTTGAACGCTAACTCCACCGCCGCCAATTTTGTTTGCGGTTCCATCAGGTTTTAGATTGTATAGTCCGTCGTCTATCTTCGCGCCCGGAAACATTTGACGCAAGACTGAAGCGTCAACAACTCTTCCTTTTTCCTTCGGCGTAGCCAACATCTGACTGGCCGCATCAGTCGGGGAAATCATCCCGCGCTCAACCATGTCAGCGAGATCGTCACGCTTTCTGAGCCGCAGCATTTCAACGGTTTTATTTCTCCGGTCCGCCGCAACTCTAGCTGCACCCTGCTTTTCAATCGCTGCGCCAGCGCGCATCTCCGGCATAATCAGTGGATCAAGCGCACGGGCAAACCGCTGATAACCTGTCAGCCCAGTATTAGGGTCAACAGCCGTTGCCGCATCTTTCAGCGTTGACAGAAGCCCACGCATCCCACCCTGCTGTGCCGCTGGTTGCCGCATGTTGGGTGCATTGTAAGTTTGCTCGCCGCCCATCATATATGGAAGTTTGCTTTGATCGGGCATAGTCTGACCCCCTTGATTGCCTGTAAGTAAACCGCCGCCGGGCTTGGTCGCGGGCAGTGATGTTATGTCGCCAATGTCAACGCCAGTGAAGTCGGCCAAATCCTGCAAGCGAGACCCACGCCACTGCGCAACGCCATATGTGCCTTGACCGCCGGCAAGAGTGTTGCGAGCGTCTGGGTTCATGTCCTCATAGCTTTCAGCCATCAGGCGGCCAGTGATGCCGGCGGCTTGCTGCGGGGTTAAGCCCTTCTGCGTCAAGTATCCGTAGGCGAACTTGGCGTTTGGCGATATTAAAGCCTCGTTGGATGTACCATCGGACATTGCTGCGTAAACGCTGTTTGCGTAATTGCGAGCCTCCGCATCCTTAGCGCCACCAGAGCGCTCATAGTATTTATCCCACAAAGTTGCGTAGTCTTCCGGCGTTGATGCGCCGCCCGAAAGAAACTTGCCAAAGCCAGATTTTTCCTTTCCCTGCACTTCATTCCAGAGAAAGTCCATTTGCTTTGATAGTGGGATGAAACCTTGTGGCATAGCTTAAAACAACCCCGGAAGTTGAAGGTAGCTCAATAGGCCGGGGCTTCCGCTCTTCGTTGTTGTGCTTGCCCCACCTTGCTGCGCAATGCCAAGCGCAGCCAGCGGTGCTTGAAGCGCTTGCTGCGGCGCGCCAGTGTAGCCAGCGTATTGGCTCTTGGCAGCGTCGATAAGTGCTTGCTGAATGCCCTGCTGAAGCAAACCAGCTTGCTGCTGTTGCTGCTGAATAGTTTGACCCGTTTGGAACGCCTGCTGGCCGAGCTGCCCCATTTGAGACGCAGCGCCAAGACGAGCCTGATTGGCCTGCATTTGCGCCGCTTGGTTTGCAAGCTGGGCTGACATAC